CGGGTTACGCGGCGGACTCGCAACTGGCAGACTAATTTTTCAGATGCGCAGACCGAAGTGGCGGGCGGGCTTAAGGTGCTGCGCAATCGGTCCCGCGATCTGACGCGGAACAATGCCTGGGCGTCGTCCGCATTGGATATGCTGGTCGCCTATCAGATCGGCTATGGCATCACGCCGCGTTCTGACATGAAGACCGGCGATAATGCTGGCGTTGATAAGCTGTTTGGCGAATGGGCCAGGCGCGCAGATGCTCATGGCATGCTGGATTTTTGGGGCATCCAGGAACAAGCCGCGCGCGCCCGTGCCGAATCTGGTGAAGTGCTGATCCAGATGATGCGCCTTTCGCCCGCAGAAGCGCGCCGCCGTGGCATGAAGGTGCCCCTGGTGCTGCAGGTGTTGGAAGCCGATTTGCTTGATGAGGCGTTCAATAGCGACACGCTGAGCAACGGTAACATCATCCGCAGCGGTATTGAATTTGACGCCCAGGCCCGGCCGGTGGCGTATCACCTATTCGAACGCCACCCCGGCGCGCTGTCCGGCATGGGCCAGACGGTTTTCGACCGGCAGCCTGCCAATTCTGCCAGCTTTGCCTTTTACGCCAAGCGCCGGCGCGTGCCGGCCGAAAGCATCATCCACCTGTACCGCGCGCAGCGCCCGGGCCAGGTGCGCGGTGTGCCAGTGCCATCGCCTGTGATCAACAGGTTGCGCGAGCTAGATGAATTGGAAGACGCTGCCTTACAACAGGCCAAAATCCAGGCATGCCTCGCTGCCTTTGTGACCAGCGCTGCACCGCCCGCGGCTGGGCCCCTGGAGGGCAAAGACAGCGCTGGCGAGGCAGTGAAAAGCTTCAGCCCCGGCATGGTGGAACGCCTTGCACCCGGCGAAGAAGTCAGCTTCACGCAGCCAAGCGGCGCGGGCAGCTTTGATGGGCTTTCGCGCCATCAGCTTCACGCCATCGCGGCCGCTTATGGTCTGACCTATGATTTGCTGACCGGCGACCTTTCCGGCGCCAATTATTCCAGCCTGCGCGCTGGCCGCATCGCCTTTAAGCGCCGTCTGGAACAAGACCAGTGGCTGATGCTGATACCGGGAATGTGTGACCGGGTATGGCGCGCATGGGTGGAAGCAGCTGTGGCTGCTGAAGTCTTGCCGCCGGATGATAGCAACTATCCGGTCGCCTGGGCGCCGCCGCCTTTTGAATTCATTGACCCGCTGAAGGATGCGCTGGCGACCAAGGCTATGATCCGCATGGGTTTGAAGACCTGGCCGCAAGCTGTTTCCGAACAGGGCTATGACCCTGAGCGGCAAGCGGATCAGATCAAAGAATCGAATGAAATGCTGGATGTGCGCGGCATCATCCTTGATGTGGATACGCGCCGCGCCAATGCGTCCGGCGGTGCGCAAGATGCGGCGCAGAATGCCGCCATTGAAATTGCCGCCACGGGCCTGGCCTAAGCAAAGGAACAGAAGATGGATATTGAAATGCGCGCGGGCACCGCGGCGCAGCCGATCACGCTTGCGCTGATGGGCGATGTTGGGTTCGAAATCACCGACCAGAATGTCGCGCTGGCGCTGAAGGGTGTGCCCAAGGGCACGCCTTTGAACATTTCCATCAATTCCTATGGTGGCGACGCTTTGGCCGGCATTGCTGTGCATAACATCCTGGCGCGGCATGAAGGCCCAAAGCGGGTGGTGATTGAAGGTATCGCGGCCAGTGCGGCCAGCCTTATCGCCATGGCTGGCGACGAAATCATCATGCCGGAAAACGCCTTCATGATGGTTCACGAAGCTTGGGGCGGCGCGCTTGGTGATGCCGAAACCATGCGTCAGCAGGCGGATATGCTTGAGAAAATTAGTGGTGCTTATCGCCGCACCTATGCGGCGCGCAGCGGCCAGACAGAAGAAGCCGTGGCGGCGCTGATGGCGGCGGAAACTTGGTTCACGGCTGAAGACGCGGTGACCAATGGTTTCGCCACTGAAGCCTCGGCGCCAGCGGAAGTCCGCGTTTTCGCATCCCTTTCCACAGATCGCTATGCCCGCACGCCGGAGGCACTTCGCCGCCTGGTGCAGGCAGCGAAAGCGGCCCCTGTGGCCGAAACAGTTTCCACCCCGCCGGCAATTCAGCCGGCCATACAGCAGGAGATCCGCATGCCGGAGATCAGCCAGCCCGCCGGGGAAGTCTCTCCGGTCCTTCCCGCCGCTCCGGTCCAGGCCGCTGCGGTTCAACCCATCAGCGCCAGCCTTGCTGATCTGAAGGGCATTGCCAGCCGCAACGGCCTGCCCGCCGAATTCGTGGTTGCGCAGGCGGAAGCCGGTGCCACGCGCGAAGCCGCGCTGGAAGCCGCGCTGGAAGCCGTGGCGCAGAAAAGCCCACAGGCTTACGTGCCTGGCCCGATCAGCCAGTTCATCCATTCCTATGAAGACCCTGCCAACATTGCGGATGCCATGGCGACAGCCATCGCCGCCCGCCACATGCCGGCAGTGGCCAGTAAGGTTGGTGAAGGCCAGTGGCGCAAATTCGCGGGTCTTCGCCCTTCCGATATGCTGATCGAATTGGCGCAGGCGCGTGGTGAGCGGGTTTCTTTCCGTGACCGTGAAAAGCTGATCGCCCGCGCTTTCCACACTTCTTCTGACTTCCCGCTGCTGCTGGCCAATGCCGGCAACAAGATGCTTGAAGCGGGTTATGCGCTGGCAAACCCTTCATATCGGCAGTTTTTCGCCCGTCGCCGCTTCAACGACTTCAAGGCGCATTCCTTCCTGACGGTCGGTGATTTCCCGTCACTGCAGGTTTTGAACGAGGGTGGCGAAATCAAGCGCGGAACCATCAATGAAAAGCGCGAACAGATCACGCCGAACACCTATTCAGCCAGCGTGTCCGTCACGCGCCGGATGTTGGTCAATGATGATCTGGGCGCCTTCGCTGACTTTGGTACCATGATCGGGCGCAGCGTAGCGGATTTTGAAAACGCCACGGCCTATGGTGTGGTGAATACCGCTTCCGGTGACGGCCCGACGCTGGCCGAAGGCAGCGCAGCGGTGTTTGCCACTGGCGGCGCGCGTAACAACAAGGCTGGCACCGCCAGCGCGGTGACAGCCGCGGCGCTCGGCCTTGGTTTTAATGCCATCCAAGCGCAGTCCAGCCTGGGCGGCCTGAAACTGAACCTGCAGCCGCGCTATTTGGTCTGTTCGCTCATTCAGCAATTTGTGGCGGCGCAGTTCGCGGATTCCGCGATGGTTCCCTCCGGTGCCAGCAATGTTAACCCCTTCGCGGGCATCTTTCGGGTGGTGCCGGAAGCCAATATTCCGAACAACCGCTGGTATCTGTTTGCTGATCCTTTGACCGCGCCGGTCTATGTCTACGGCTATGTGGGCGACAATGAAGTGCCGCAGGTGCGTGTGGGCCAGCCGATGGGCGTGGATGGCACTGTGGTTGAAGTGGTGCATGACTTCGCTGTTGGCGCCATTGATTACCGCGGCGGCTACTTCAACGCAGGCGTCGCGCCGACCTGATCTTGATGGCCTTGGGCGCATGGGGTGCCCGGGGCTTTCCCTTTTCCCTGTGGAGGAGTTTTCGAAATGCGCAATTATGTACAAGATGGCAACGCCATCGATATTCTGGCGCCTGCCAATGTCACCGCTGGGCAAAGCCTGTTGGTGGGTGATCTTTTTGGCGTGGTGCTGGCCGATGCCGCTTCTGGTGCGCCCGCTGTGATTCAGACCAGTGGCGTGTTCACCCTGCGCAAGGCAACCGGCAGCATTGGTGTGGGTGTCCGCGTTTTCTGGGATGACACTGCCAAGCGCGTGACGACCACGGCCACCAGCAATCGCTGCATCGGCTGGCATGTTGGCACAGCGGCCAATGCGGGCGCGGACAATACTGACATTCTGGTGAAGCTGGGCGGGCCGAACGCCGTCGCGGCCTAATCATGAGCGCCTTTTCCGCCGCAGCCGCCGTGCTGCACGCGGACCAAAACCTATCGGAGCCCGCCACCTATTACGCTGGCGGCTCCGGCCCTGGGGTGGCGCTGCGCGTAATCCGCTCAGCGCCCATCCAGCCTGTCTATGGCCCGGCCGGCGGCATGGGTAATCTGCAGGCATCGCTCATGGCGGATATGCTGGTGGCAGATGTCCCCACCCAGCCCGCCGAAGGCGATAGGCTGGTCATCGGCACGGATGATCTGCGCATCAAATCAGCGGAACGTGATGACCTGCAACTGGTCTGGCGTTTGATGCTGGCGGTAGAGCCCTGATGCCCACGCCCATTCGCGAAGCCATCTTGGCCGCAGTCGCCGCGCGCCTGACCGCGCAGCTTACCGGCGTGGCGGTGCTGCGCGCGTATCGCGCCGCTTTGGACCCGCGCCAATGCCCTGCCGTGGTTATCACGGGCACCAGCATGGATGCTGACGAAGATATGTCCTTTGGGGAAACCCAATGGCGAATCGGCTTTGCCGTCGCGGGATACATCACCGCCGCCACGGATTTGGCGGCAGACCAGGCGATGTCTGATTTGCATGCGCGCGTGGTTGTGGCGCTGCAGGATCATGACCTTGGGTCAGGCTTTGTCCAGTGCAATGTCGGCAGTGCGCAGTTCGAACTGTATTCGACAGAAGAATCCGCCAAGCCCGCGGGCGAATTCAACGCCAGCTTTGAAGCCTTGGCGATGACGCCAGCAAAATCACCATACGCTCCTTGAAAGGATAACCCATGAGCAACAATCTGGTGGCGCTGCGCAAAGCTGCCGTCGCTGTTAAAATCGAAGCCACACCTGGCATTGATGCCATCGCTGGCACGCCCGCGAATGCAGATTGGATTGGGTCCGATTGCCAAATCCAGTTTGACCAGTCCGCGGTGCCGAACCCGGAATTGACTGGCAGCCTGGATCGCTCGCCCGCCATTGTGGGTGGTCTGCGCCCGCGTTTGCGCCTGATGATGCCGTTGCGCGGTTCGGGCACGGCCGGCACTGCGCCGGAATGGGGCAGGCTGCTGCAATGCGCGACCATGGTGGAAACCCTTACCGCTGCAGCGGTGCCCGCCAGCCCGCTTGCCCTGACGGCTGGCACCACCAATACCGCAACGCTTGGCGCTACCTTTGCTTCCACGGCGCAGCTTTATCGCGGCATGCCTGTCGCGCTTGGCGCCATCGCAGGCGACCAACCCGCGCTCAGCGCCATTTCGGATTACACGGCGGGCCGCGTGGCCACCTTGATCCATACGGTGGCCACCACTTTCACTACCACGCAAACGGCGCAAATCCCCATCAACCAGCGCTACGCGCCGACCAGCGATGAAGCGGTGTTCAAGACTTGCACCATCTATTTCTTTGCGGATGGCATGCGCTGGCGCTTCACGGGTTGCCTTGGCACCTGGAGCCTTGACCTCACCACGGGCGGGATCGGCATGCTGTCCTTTGATTTGGTCGGCAATTTTGTGGATTATACCGCGACTGCCCTGCCGACCGGCTGGAACACGGTTATCCGCCCAACCGCGCCGCGCTTTGTGGCTGGTGCCTGCCGCTTGAATGGCGCGGTCGCCCGCGTGCGCGCGCTTTCGGTGCAGGCTGGTGTGGCCACGGTGCTGCCGGAAAACCCGGAAGCCACGGAAGGCTATGACCCCGCCGTGCCTGTGGAACGCGACGTGGCTGGCAGCCTTGACCCGCTGATGGACACCACGGTTTCCGTCAGCCGCTTCAATAATTTTCGCAACGGCACCAACATGATCCTGGGCGCCATCCTGGGCAGCGCGCCGGGCAACCGCTTCGCCATTGTGCTGCCTTCCATCCGCGCCACGGCCATGAATCCAGGGGATCGCGGTTCGCTTGCGGTTGACAGCATCGGCTTCCAGGCGGACGGCGCTGACGCCCCCGTATTTATCACCGCCTTCTAATCCGCCGCACAGCGGAACGGCGTTGCGCGCGGCCGGGCCCTTGACCGGCAAGCCGTGCGTGACACCGGCCGGGCCGTGTGCGCGGCCCGGCCAACCACCCCTCGCACAAGGGACATCCTATGAAAAATGAAGAAGCCATCCTTTCCCGCCACACCACGCGGCAAGTGGAAGGCAAACGCGGTGTCTATACCGTGGCGCCGCTGAGCTTCCGCGAACGCGCGGAATATCGCGCCGATATGGCGCGCGAAGGCTGCCGCCTGCCGATGCGGGATGAATTGCTGGCAGGCCTAGCCAGCGCGCTAAAGGAATTGGCGCCCGACAACCTGCCCGATTTGCTGGCGGTGATTGCCCGCGCTGAAGCCGCCTTGGCCGATGGCGCGGAGCCCATGACCAAGGCCGATGAAGATGCGCTCCGTGTCATGGAAAGCGCGGCGCGCAGGGTGCCGGCCTATTCCGCCATGCTGGCGGATCAGGTGCGCTGGTTTTCATTGATGCCATTGGTCACCGCGCGCCACGCTTTGCGCGGCTGGAATTCTGACCTGCTGCCAGCCTTTGCCCGCGTGCGCGGCCTGGTGCCGGATGCGCTGCTGGAAGAATGCGGCGAAGAAGACCTTTCCATCATCGCCGCCGCTGCGATGGATATGATGCAGGTAACCAAGGCCGCGGAAAAAAACTGAAAGGCGCCTTTGCCGCACTCAGCGGCATTGGCGCTGGCGAAGGCCGATTCGCCTCTGACGGGGGCGCTTTTCTGATCGGTGATGATGAGGTTGCTGAGAACCCGCGCATCACCACGCCGCGGCCATTTATTGAATTTGTGCAGCTTTGGTTCGCCTGCCGCGCTGGCATGGGTGGCTATGCCGCCTGGCCGGATGCGGGCGGCGTGGCGGACCAGGCGGCATGGGTTTTCGATGCCTTCCGCGCGCTTGGCGGGATTGAAGCGGAAATGGAAGCGGCAAAGAAACGGCGAAGGGGCGGCGAGTGAAAATCCTGATGAAGGTCCAGGGCATGGTTTCGGAAGAAATCAAGCGGCGTCAGGAAATTCTTGCGGCTGGCCTGCGTGATGGCGTGCATCGCACAGGTGAAATGCTCCAAGCGGATTTGCGCGGTCAGGTGCGCCGCGCGAATTTGGGTGAAGGGCTGGAAAAGGCATGGCGCCTGGATAAATACCCCAAGCGTCGATCAAAGCTGAACATGGGGCCGGCGGCTGTTGTCTATTCCAAAAGCACCATCTTGCACCGCGCCTTTGAAGAAAGCCGCCTTGTTCGCGCGGTGCGCGCTCAATATCTGGTGATTGCCCTGCCCGCCGCGATCCATCTTGGCCTTGGGTATTCCACCAAAAGCCGCAAGGGCAGCGCGGTGCCAGCCGGCCAGCGGCGGAAGGTTTCTGATATTGAAGCGGCGGCAAAGCTGCTGCGCGCCGTGGTGGTTTCCGCCCATAACGCCAAGCGCGGCCCGCGTATGGCGAAAGCCAAGCCCAAGGGCCGGAATGCGCCCCTGGCCGGGCGGCGCATCGTGATCATGAAGGCGCGCAAGGGTGATGGCCTGACGGCGGTTTTCTACGCGCCGGATCAGCCAAAGGGCCTGCCGCTTTTTGCGCTCCGCAAGCAGATTCAAGGCAAGAAACTACTGGATATCTCCGGCGCGGCAGAAACCGCGCGCCGGGCGGTAAAACGTGAAGTCAACGCAGCCATAGCAGGGAGGCTTTCATGAGCGGTTCTTCCGATCAGCGCCTATCCATCAGGCTGAGTTTTGATGGCGCGCAGGAAGCGCGTGCGCAGTTGGAACAGCTTGGGCAAGTGGGTGACACCGCCATGCGCAAGCTGGAAACGGGCGGGCAAGCGGCGGGCCGTGGTGTGGCGGCAGTATCCGCCGCGGGCGATGCCTTGCGGGCCGGGCTTGGGCAGATCAATGGCGATCTTGCCAATACCGGCCGCCAGTTCGAAGATTTGGCGCGCAGCACTGTTGGGCTTGCAGCCGCGCTGCGCACTGGCGCCGGCCTTGCTGGCGCGATTGGTGGTGTGGTTGCGGTGGCCAGTGCTGCCTATGCCATTTTCCAAAATTGGGACTCGATCAGCAAAACCTTTGGTAGTACAATTGACTGGCTGACTGGCCGCTACCGCGAAAACGCGGATGAGCTCAAAAAAGTCAATGACGTCTTGCTCGAATTTGCACGGCTGTCGGAAACCGCCGCAGAAAGGGCGGTGCGCGCTCAAGTGCGCACTCTGGAATCATTGGCAACCGCCGGCCAAGCTTCGCGGCAAGCACTTTCCGGTGAAATCACCAGCCTTCAAGGAGAATTTGACCGCCGCATCGGTTTCAATGAAGCGAGATTCCGGGCGCAAAGGCAAGGTGAAGCGGCGCAGATCGGTGGCGCGTCTTCTATCTCGCCGGAAGAAAGCGAACGCATCCTGCAAATGGAAATTGAGGGCATTCGGCAGCGCGCGGCCAATGACCCCAGGGTGCAGCAAACATCAGCGGAGCTGCGGCAGCGTCAAGGTGCAGTGCGAGAACTTGATGATCGCTTGCGCTGGTTGCAGGGCCAGATTGCGGGGCTAAACGAAGCAACAGGTTCCCTCCTAAATGCTCCGCCCCCGCCACCTGGCGGCGGAGGCGGTGGCAGCGGCGGCGGTCGCGCCACGCGCCAGGAAGTCACAGAAGCCGAACGCGAATATCAGCGCCTGGTGCAGCAGGGTGTTCAGCTTGCGGGCACGGCCGCCACGGAACAGCAGCGCTACGGCGAACAGGTGCTGGCGCTCAGCGCCGCGCTTGGTGCCGCGCGGATCACGCAGGAACAATACAACGCCGCGGTCGCCGCGTTGGACCCCGCCGCCCGCGCCGCGCGTGAAGCGCAGGAACAGGCCGCGCGCCAGGCTGAACAATTCGCCCGCCGGTCCCGCGATGCCCTGGCACAAATCGGCGAAACCGCCATGGACCGGATCGGCACCGGCCTGGTGAATGCCTTCACGTCTGGCGGCAAGGCGGCGCTTGATTTTCAATCCCTGATGAAAGGCGTCACCGCCAGCATTGCGGCGGATTTGCTGAAGCTGGCCGTTGTCACGCCCATTACCAATGCCGTCTTCGGCACCAGCCGCCCGACGCTGATGGGGGCTTTCGGCGGTGCGGCGCAGCCTTCCGCGCCTGTGGTAGGCGCATCCGGCATGCCTTCGGTTGGCATTGGGGAAGTCCTGGGCTTTTCGGGCCTGCTTGGCGGCGGTTCATCCGGCGGCATGTTCTCAGGCCTTGGGTCTTCGCTTGGCTTGACCGGCTCGGGCGGGCTGCTGACCACGCCGCTATTCACAACCAGCGCGGGCGCCATGGCAACGGCGCCGCTGCCTGCTGGTGTGATGGGCCCGGTGCTACCGGCTACAGCCCTTGGCCCTATGGGCATGGGCACAACCTTTGGCAGCCTGCTGGGCGGCGCTGGCGTGGGCTTTGGTGCTGGCATGCTCACCAGTTCCTTGGTCGGGTCGCAGCGCGGCACTGTGGGGCCTGGCGGCACCATTGGCGCCGGCGGTGGCGCCTTGGCTGGCGCGCTTATTGGTTCCATCTTTCCAGGTGTCGGCACGCTTGCGGGCGGGTTGATCGGCGGCGCCCTTGGCGGCGGCGGTGGTGCCATGTTCGGCCCGACGCGCGGCGGCATGGCATCCCGCTCCGGCGGTGACGTGTATCTGGGCACTGACGCGAATGGCCAACTGATCATCACCGGCGCGCGCGGCAAGCGTTTCGATGAAGGTGCGGCACGGTCAGAAGTTCAGGCGCAGCTTGACGCGATCAACCAGCAAATCGGCGTGCGTGGTCTTTCCTTCGCAGGCGCTGGGCAAGCGGCGGTCGGCTTTGGCGCGGCTTCTGGCTCCCCGCGTGAATTGTCACTGACCAGCCTTGTCGGCCAGCTACGCGGTGGCAATGCAAACCAGATGACCGCCTTCAGCACGCTCGCCGGGCGCGGCGGCAATCTTGAACAGGCGCTGCAAGCGGCGGACTTCATCACCCAGATTTTCGAACCGCTCAGTAAGGCGGGCGAACAGACTGATAGCTTCACCGCCGCGATGGAAGCGCTGGCCAAAACCTATGATGACGCCATTACCAAGGCGCGCGATTTGGGGTTGGCGACCGAGGCATTGGACGCGAAGCGCAGCGAATCGCTGGCAAAATTACGCGCGGACACGCAGCGCGGCTTCGACGCATCGGTGCGTGGCGCGCGGGGCGAAAGCTTCGTGGATCAGCTTATGGGCGTGCGGGACAATTTCCAGGCCAATGCCGGGTCATATCTTGCGGCGGGGCGCGACGCGAACGTGCTTTACGCGGCGCAGGTCAGTGCCATTGTGAATAATTTGGACGTGAAACAGCTTGCCACGGCCATTGATACGCTGAATGGTTTTGATGATGTGGCGGTGCTTTTTGCCCGCGCGCGAAAGGAACAGCTAGAAGCTGCTGAAGCCCAGATTAAGGCGGCTGAAGCGGCGCAGGCAACGGCGGAAACCCTCCGCTCCGCGCTGGCGGCGGGCGGCGCAATACGCAACTATCTGGACGGTCTAAGCGCCACAAGTGCAGGTGGGCTTTCGCCAAGTGATCAATTTACCAATGCACAGAGCATTTTTGGGCGAGACCTGGCACTTTCCCGTGGCGGCGATCTGGACGCGCTGGGCCGCATTACGGGCAGCGCCGAAAATCTGCTATCGGCTGGGCGTGGTATGTTTGCCAGCGGCTCAGAATTTCAGGCTTTACTGCAAATGGTGCAAAGCTCTCTGGCCAATCTGCCAGCCACGCGCAGCTATGAACAGCAAACGCTTGATACTCTCACGCGGATAGCGAATGGCCAGCAGGTAGCGGTGGAATTACTTGGCCTGCTTTCGGCTGATGCAAACCGTGACCAGCGGATTACTTGGCCGGAATTTGAGGCATGGACAAGGGCGAACGAAGCGCAGACTTCGCAGCTTGCATCCGCGCTTGGCGTATCGAACACTTCCTTGGCCTCAATCTTTACTCAGCTTGACAGCAATGGCGACGGCACTTTGGCGCAGTTGGAAATCCAATCTGCCCTGTCCGCCGCTGCGAATAACCGGCTGGACGGCGTGATCAGTACCGGCACTGGAACGGTTGAGCAGCTTGTTCAGCAGAATAGCCTTTCTTCCGCACTGGTGGCGCTGGGGCAGTTGACGTACAGCGGTAACACGATCATGGCGGCAAGCCTTCAGGCTGCGAATCAAAGCCTGATTACAGGCAACCGCTACGCGGCGGCCACGGCGTACAACACCATGCTTGCCGCCAATCGCAGCGGCGGCGGCGGTATCCCCATTTCGGGCTTTGCCAAGGGCGGCGTCTTTGATGGGCCGATCATGTTCCCCATGCGGGACGGCATGGGCATGTTGGGCGAAGCCGGGCCAGAAGCGATCATGCCATTGGCGCGCGGGTCTGACGGTTCGCTTGGCGTCAGGGTGGCCGGCGGCGGTTCTGACGGCATGGCCAAGCTAATCAATGGCCTCATTGCAGAGGTCGCGGAGCTGCGCGCGGAAATGCGCCGCATGGCAGACGCGGGCGAACGCACGGCGGACGCGACGGAAGACACGGCGGCCACCAATTCCACCATGGCGCGACGTGAGGTTATTGTGGGGCGGAGGGTCGCCTGATGCCCTGGCTGCTTTTCGCGCAACCCTATGATGAAACCATACCCGGCATTCGCAGCCTGTATTTCAGCGATGTCGGCTTTGTCACCACGCCTACCGAAAGCCCCGCCAATACCTATTGGGTTCGGCGCATCGAAGTGCCTTTGGTGGTGTCGCAATCGCTTTTCTCCGGCGCTGATATTGGCGGGCGGAGCGAGGTCAGCATTGGGCAGATCACCCTCGCCAATCAAGATGGCGATCTTGATGCGCTGGCAGATTACGATTGGGATGGGCGCTTGATTGAAGTGCGCTATAGCGCGCTCGCCAATCCCGTTTTGGCGGATTTCGCCGTGGTGTTTTCCGGCACGGCTGAGCGCATTGTCACCGGCGATGAAATCGCCATTGAAGTGCGCGACCTGCAAATCCTGTTTGATGAACCCTATCAGCCCGCGCGCTTTCTGGGCGCGGGTGGCATGGAAGGTCCGACCGAATACAAAGACCGCCGCAAGCCGCGCGTTATGGGCGTGGTGCGGCAATTCACGCCGCTGTTGCTCAATCAAGCCTCGCTGGTGTGGTGTTATGGCGATGGGCCGGTTGGTGGCCCGCTTGCGGTACGTGACGCAGGCGTGGCGCTGACGGCGGGCGCCGATTACGCCACTTACGCCGCCTTGACTGGCGCGACGGTTGCGGCGGGCACCTATGCCACCTGCAATGCGCTTGGGCTTATCCGGCTTGGCGCGGCCTTGTCCGGCGTGCTCACGATTGACGCAGAAGGTGCGAAGCCTTCCGGCGTGGTGCTTAAGAAATTTGCGGACATCGCCGTTCATGTGATCGATACCGCAACCACGCTTTCATCTGCTGATTTCGCTACGGGCACCGTAAGCGCGCTGAACACCACCTGCCCGCAAACCCTTGGGCATTGGTATGATGGCGGCAACGACCTGACCGTGCGCGCCATGCTGGATGATCTGGCGCAGAGCATTGGCGCCTATTACGGATTCGACGATAGCCGGAAAATTGTGCTGGGGCGCCTAGATGCGCCAGCCGTCACGCCAGATTTTTCCTTTGGCGAACGAGACCTGATCAGCTTGCGGCCTTTGCCTGCCGAACGGCGGCTCAAGACTCAAATCGTCCGCTGGGGTCGGCGCCTTCGCCCGCTGCAAGATCAGGATATTGCGGGCAGCGTCACCGGCACCGCGCGCCAGGCGCTTATAGAAGAATGGCGGCAGGAAAAGGACGCAAGCGCCACAATAGCCGCTGCATCCCTTCTGGCGCGGGAAGAAACGCTAGACAGCGCCTTTGATGTTGGCGCCGATGCCTTGGCGGAGGCGCAGCGCCGGGTGACGCTGTATGGCGCGCGGCGGGCGGGCTTTGAAGCCGTAGTGGAATTTGTGGCCGGGCTTCGCGCTGGCGCAACAGTGCAGATCACAGACCCTCGCTTTGGCCTGGCCGGCGGCAAGCGGTTTCGCGTGATGCGTACCGAGCGCTTGGCGGCAGATCAGGAAGTCACGATGGAGCTTTGGGGCTGATGGCAAACGTCGCAATCTTGTGGAATAAGCCGACCGATGCCGCGACTTATTCGCAAGGCTCATGGGTTGGCAGCTTACCGCTGGCAAACCTGACTGATCCCGACGTCAAGAAAGTCGCGCGAAGCACCAGCGCAGCGGCGGCAGATACGCGCTTTCGGGTGGATTTTGGCGCAACCGTGCAGGTTTCCATAAGCGATTTTGTGATTTTGGGGCACAACCTGACCACGGCTGCGACTGTGCGCTTTGTGGTGACGACTGATGCCGCCGATGCCACGCCTTCAGCGCGCACGCTGGAAACCGCCGCCATTCCGGTATGGGTGCCGACTGTCCTGCCGGGCGCGCTTCCATGGGGTGTTTTCCCTTGGGATGGTGTGGATACCGCTGCCTATCCGGCTGGCCCGGCGTTTTTTCATCGCTCCGGCCAAAGCGGGCTGGGGCGCTATCTTTGGGTTTATGTGACCGATGCGGCGAACCCGGCAGGCTATATCCAGATCGGCCGCTTCATGGCCGGGGCCGCCTGGTCGCCGCGCTACAATGCGGGCTACGGCGCTTCCATCCGCTGGATTGACCCAAGCGAAACCAAGCGCACCCGCGGCGGGCGGCGCCTTGTGTTGGCCCGCCCGCGCTACCGGGAATTCAGCATGTCCTTCGAGCATCTTTCAAAGGATGAAGCGCTTGGCGTTTCCTTTGAAATCAACCGCCAGCTAGGCAAGGGCGGCAATTTCTACGTTTCATTCAACCCGGATGAGGTAGGTCAGTTTCGCTTTCGCCGCAGCATCTATGCCGCGCTGGTGGATAGCGCGCCCATCGCTATCCCATCGCATAATAATTGGACCTGGAACATCACTGCGGAGGAACTCATATAATGAGCGGCACTTTCACCTGGCCCGTCATTGTCAACGGCAAGACTTATTATGAAGCTGACTTCCGTCCTTTTGGCTATGCCACCGCTTTGCCCGACTTGCTCGGCAATTTTGCTGCCCAGGCGGCAAGCGCACAAAGCGCGGTGCAGGCCGCGAATGCGGCGGTTAGTGCTGCGGCGGCGGCAACCAGTGCGGCGCAGGCGGCGGATCGCGTGGCGGGTGTCACAGCAGGCAGCACAGCCAACCTGATCTACCCGGAAGCAGTGGCGAACCTTGTCACGGCGGCGGATGTGCGGGATGTGTTCATTTACGATACGCGCCTGGACAGCGATGGCGGGGCTTGGACGCGGCGCTGCCAGCACGCAAGCTGGTATCAGGAAGCGCTAAACACCGCCACGCGCGGGGCGAAGCGGGAATTCCCGGCTGTGGCGCTGATTGTGCTGCGCGCAGGTGCCCTGACAATTTATGACCTGCACGATCTAGATGGCAGCGGCGCGCCGCGCATGTGGATGGTTTTTAATGCTGGATTCCAGAACCACATCTTTACCTCCGGCGGATCAACTCTTACGTCTGTCACGGCGCTGAATGGCTGCATCGTTGTCACCTCGAACGGCGGTGCTGGATCTGGCCGAGTTGGTCGCGTTAGTTTTACCAGCGACGCCACTTTTCTTTTTAGCTCATTCAATTCTGGTCGGTGGAGCGGCTTAATCAGCGCGCGAAATTCCGCTGCAAATTTATACATTGTCACGTCTGTCGCCGTCATCGTGGCTAACGATTGTTTTCAGGCTTCCATGCGTGTCCTGCCTGGCGCGCTGCGCGACAGTGCGGGCCTGCCTATCCCGACAATTGCCGTCGCTACAGGTGGCGGCGTTAGCATGATCCATCCAAGCGGGCAGGTGGTGAGCGTTACGCGGACTGGCGGTTACGGCACCGCCACATTCCTTGATAACGGCAGGTTGATGGTCGGGTGGGGGGATAGCGGGGTATTGTTGCAAGTCGGCCCGGTGCCTTACGCGACGGTAGCTGAAAGCTCATGGGCCAGTTACTTCGCGCAACAAGGCGCTTTATCATCCGGCGCGTTTGTAGCCGCGCCGAGTGTGAGCGGTTTGATAAGCGGCATGGTGCCCGGCGCGCTTGGACACGCTGCGGGCGTGACACAAATTGCAGAGGAACCCGGTAGCCCGTCCAGCAGCATGGTTTCTTATGCTGCCCAAACCTACGCTACAGGCTGGCAGCCAGGCGACATTCGCCTTGCCACGCTTTGCGACTGGCGGACGGGCGCCTGGGCCAATGACATCCGGCTAACGCTGGATGGATCCAGTGTGGCGGCGGTCAGCCCATTCAATAGCAGCACGGTTACTACTACGGGTGGCCGCATTCGGATTGCGCGCAATGGGGTCAATAATCCTGGCGCATCTGTCGCTTTTTCTGGCCTAACGGTGGGCGAGACTTATGCGCTTGATTTTGATGCTTGGATCGGGACGGCTGGCGTTTGGCAAGTTGAGGTAAATGGTTCTGTTAATTTATTTTCGGCAGACCAGACGGCTGACGTCGCCGGTCAGCGGGTTCAATTCGTCGCAGATCAGGCATCGGCGAGATTGGATTTATACGCTATCACCAGCACCGGCACTAATTATGCCGAATTCGATAACATCACCGTGCGGGCGGGCGTGGCAGACCGCAGCTATCGCGCGCGCGGGCTGCACGCTATTGGCAGTTTGTCGCGCGCCCCAGTTGGCACCGGTAGTGACGTGGTGGCGTTCTCCGGCTTCTCCGCCAGCAACTATCTGGAACAGCCCTATAGCTCGCTTCTCGATTTTGGCACGGGGGATTTCAGTATCGCTTTATGGGTGCGCGGCGGCATCAACACCGAATACTTGCTTGACCGTCGCGCGGCGGGCACCGGGGCCGGGGCTGGCTTTTATATTCAGATGACTTCCGGAAATACGTTCAGCTTTGCCTGCACTGATGGTTCTTCCTACCCAACCGCAGTCAGCACTTCGCAGGCCGTCCCTTCCGTCTGGCGATTTGTGGTGGCGTCAAGGCGCTCAGGCGTTGCAGAAATCTGGATTGATGGTGTGCGTGAGGCGACTATCGCCGCCAGCATGAGTGTATCGGCGTCTAATCCGCTGCGCGTCGGTATTTCTTCTGCGCTTTCTGTTCCAGGCGTAAATCTTTCTTTGGCGCTTTTCCGCATCGCCGCCTATGCCCCTACGCCAGCGCAGATCGCGCGCATGTATCGGGATGAAGCGCCTTTGTTCGATGCTGGCGCCAAGGCGTTCCTTGGTGGCACCAGCAGCGCGGTCAACGACTTGTCATTCTCCGAACAATCGCGGCGCCTGGCGGTGGCAACGGCTGATGGCGTTTCAATCTTCTCAGGCCTGCGCCGGGTGGAATACCTCAGCACAGGAGACCTCTCGCCTGCCATGGGCGCCAACAACACGTCCAAGGTCGCGCTTGAGGCTGGCGCGCTCATGATTGGCACCACGGCCAATGCAGGCGTCCGGCGCGATGCCATCACGGGCTTGGATAGAATGCAGGCTGCGCCACGTGCGTCATTCGCGCCACGCCTCATCACCGCGCGGGGCGTCACCACTGACGCCACGCCGCTAACGCTGGCGCCCCGGGTGCATATTGGCGAACGCGAGACGCTTATTGTCCAAGCCACCATCGTTGGGCGCGTGTTTGGTGCGGCAGATGGGCAGCGCATCGGCTATCAGCGCCGCGCCACTTATTACCGCGATGCAGGCGGCAACGTGACGCTTCAGGGCAGCGTGCAAACCATTGGCACGGATACCGAGGTGACGGGCACAGCTGATGCCACGCTGCTGATTGACACCACGGCGCAGACGGTAACGCCGCAAGTGACGGGTGTTGCCAGCACGCGGATTGTCTGGACTGCCACACTGGAAATCACCCGCATCGCGGATGCACAGTATGAGGATACCGTGTGATGGTCACTGCCCTTGACATTATGCCCGACCGCTATCGCTCAGGCCGCTATCTCAGGCGCTGGACGCTTGTGGCCGGCTTCCCGCGATGCGTTGAAGGCGCGCTGGATACCACCACGGCCAGCGCGGGAGACATCAGCGCAGCCGAGGCGGGCAACATTGCCGTGCATGACGCCGTGGCGGCGGTAGAAGCCTATGAGGCTGCGCTGATGCTCACGGCTGGCCGCACGCCGCCGCCTGCGCTGCCAAGCGTGCCAATGCCCGGTGGTGGCACCTACACGCCGCCCAATCCGGCGCTGGACGCCTGGCAGGCCGCGCAAGCCGTGCTGGGTAGCGTGACGCCTGCAACGGTGGCGCTGGCAGCGCTTCGCAAGCCGGTGGCGCCGCCTTCATTGCAGGCTTTCCCCTTCGTTAATCGCGCTTAGGGAATTCAATCATGTCTGATGATTCGATTGGCTTCATCGCCAAGGTGGCGGCGGCGGCGGCTGGCATGGGCGCGGTTGTGCGCGTGGCCTTTGCTGCGCAGGGCGGCGCGCGTGGCTGGCGGCTGGTGATTGAAGCTGTTGTGGGCGCGGCCCTTGGCGTTATCGCCGCAGCGGCTGCGGTGTGGCTTGACCCGGCCTTGAAAGCGGATTCCTGGGCGATCTTCATCACCGCCGGCGCGGCTGGCCTGGCTGGTGCCATGGGCACGCGCGGGCTGGATTTATTGACTGCTTATCTCGAACGGCACCCGAAAGGTAAATGAGCCATGGCAAACGCACTCTACCCGAAATTCAAGGAACAGGCGCTGCAGGGCGGTGTGAACCTTTCCAGCAGCAACATCAAGGCGGTGTTGGTGGATTTGGCGGATTATACTTACTCCGCCGCGCATGAATTCCTGTCTGACGTGGCGGCAGGCGGCCGCGTGGCGACCAGCGCAAACCTGGCCAGCAAAACCTTCACCAATGGCGTATTCGATAGCGCTGATCCTTCCTTCACGGCGGTGACCGGTGATGTTTCAGAAGCGCTGATTCTGTTCATTGATACGGGCACGCCCGGCACTTCGCGGCTGGTTGGCTTTTATGACACGGGCGTTTCTGGCCTGCCTGTCTCGCCGAATGGCGGGGACATCAATATCAATGTCAATGCGTCTGGCTGGTTTGCGCTATAGCCATGCGTGAAATTTTTATAACACTGCGCCGGATGTCCTGGTCGCCTTGGCGCGTAAGGCGGGGTTATGGGGGTGTGAGATGAGCGTCTTGAGCGACCGCGTACAGCAACCTGACATGGCGGGCCTGCCCGAATGGCAGGTGGCGGATTTGTTGAATGCGCCGGACCCGGATTTGGCGCCTGTGCCGGTGGTTTTCTCCTGCCGCGCAATAGCGGAACCTGCGGTGTTAAGCGGTGAGCTTGCGATGCTCCACATTGTGGCGAGGCTTGGCCATATCCCGGCAGATGTCGCGCCAGAAGGTGAAAACATCCTTATCCCGACGCAGGGCTTGATGGCTATCGGTACGTTGCTCTACGCGGTGGAGCAAGATTTGCGGGTTGACCCAAGCGCTCCGGGCGTTGCGGCTCAAGTCAACGCCATGCTTGGCGCGTTGGAGGTGATGGGGTTGCTATCCCCCGCAACGAAAGCCGCTGTGCTGGCGGGTACTATGAAAATCCCGTCCTGGGCTGAAGCCAACGGTATTGAGGTGACAGCGCGAAGCGTTGGCCTTGCGAGAGGAGCCGAGTAGAATGGCAATCGTCAAATGGTCTCCCTTTGAGGGTGATATAACTAACCTTAATGGCGGCGGGCTAGACAACAAAGGGCCGGGCACTACCACCTTCATTGCCGATCTGGACAACACCGTAGACCGGGATTTGTATGCCACGTTTTGGGCTGAATTTGGGTCAATCACGCCGGCTGCGGGTGGCAGTGTTACGCTTAGCCTGCGGCGGAAGCGAGGCTCGGCCTATGCCGAAAACCCATGCGAGCAGGTCACATCCGCCCCCACTGGCACCGGCGCGCGTGCCTTTGCGCTAGATTTTGCCATGAGGCTGCCTGGACCCGGCATCTATGGCATTTATTGGACCAATAATCTTGGTCCCACCTCTGCTTCGAGCGGTAATGCGCTTTACCGGGCAGACTTCGGCGACGATGTTTGATGCCCAGGGCAGTCGGAGTTGATTGGCTTTACCGGGAAGCAACGCATCAGAGGCGGTTGTGGACGCCTGGCCTTTTGCGCCCAGCCTTGTGGCTGGACGCGGCTGACTTATCCACAATCAGAATTGCCACGGGCGTCAGTGAATGGCGGGACAAAAGCGGAAACGGACGGAATGTCACCGCGACGGGGACAGCGCGACCCACCTATGTTCCAGCAGGGCTGAATGGTCTCCCGCTTATACGGTTTGACGGCACAGCGAATGTCATGGGGAACTCGGGTGCGGCGCTTCTCCGTCAAGTAAGTGGCGCAACCCTTATTTTAGTCACGCGACGGGCTGCAAACAACGCAGTCCAAGCTGCCGTGATGGGGATCGGGACACCAACTGCCACTAGGGCAGCAATTGCATACCGCGACGGGAGCGGGGCTGAGGGGGTTTTCACTGGCGGTAGGCGATTGAACGCCGACGCATTCCAAGCCACAAGCGCATCGGCCTATAGATCTGCGTATATCATTGTGGTGGGGGTATTTAACTACTCCGCCGCTACGCTGACGCTATTTGAGAACGGCACCCAGACATCCACGCGAGCGTTCCAGACATCAGGCGTAACCGACAATGATGGAGGTGCGTTTTACATCGGCGCGAACGCAGTAGGAACCGGTGGTTTTTTTAACGGTGACGTTGCGGAAGCAGCAGTGTTGCACTCCGCAGCCAGCCGCACTCTCCGGGAACAGACCGAAGGTTTCCTTGCCTGGAAGTGGGGCCTGCGAGCCGCCCTGATTGCTGGTCATCCGTTCGTTAATCGTCCACCTCTGATCGGCGGCTGATATGCTTCGCGTTCGGGTTCCACAGCTTAGAGCGGTAACAGGCGGTGGCGGCGGTGCGCAATCATTGGCCTTGCCCTTCCTGGAATCCAGCGGTGTGCTTTACCCACCATCGCTGGCGCCGGGCGCGGTTGCGCTTGGGATGCCGTTCCTGGCGTCCAGCGGTGTGCTGTATGCGCCCGAGGTCAGTTTGGCGGGCGGCGGTGCGCAATCGCTGGTCCTGCCCTTCCTGGCGTCCAGCGGCGTGCTTTACGCGCCATCGGTTAACCTTGGGGGTGGTGCTGCGCAGTCACTAAGCCTGCCTTTCCTGCCCGCTGGCAATGTGCTGTTCGCGCCATCGCTGGCATCGGGGGCGGTTTCGCTGGGCCTGCCCTTCCTGGCTTCGGGCGGTGTTCTTTACGCGCCATCGGTTGGCCTTGCGGGGGGTGCCGCCCAGTCACTAAGCCTGCCCTTCCTGGCCGATGCGGATATTCTATTCAGCCCCTTTGTCACGCTTCCAGCGGTGCCGCCTGCTGAACGTGTTGCTTTGGTGGCAGCGCTGGCCCGCGCTGCGCGCGTTGAAGGCGTGCCGCGCATTGGGGCGCCTGGTGCTCCCGCGCGCATCATCCTGATCAAATAAGGAAAACCACATGCCGATTGCCGCCTTGCGTTGGCCGGATAAAGACCCGGCCGATGTGCTGGATTATGCCCTGGACTGGTCGGATCAGCTTGCCATGACCAGCCCTGCCGACACCATCAGCAGCGCGACCTGGACCGTGCCGGCGGGGTTGACCGCGGGTGCGCAATCCGTGCTGGGCGGCGTGGCAACCATTTGGCTTTCCGCCGGTGTCGCTGTCACGGATTACACCATTACCTGCCGGATTGTGACGGCGGGCGCCCGCACCTTGGAACGCAGCGTGATGCTGTTTGTGAAGGAGCTGTAGGATGCCGCCAACCCCGCTGAGCCGTGCCGAATTGGTCAAGACCGTGAAGGCCTATGACAAGGCTGGCCATAACAAGGCGCGTGCTGCGCTGGCGCTGGGCATTGGGCATAACGCCATGCATAATCGTCTGAGGCGCGCGCGTGAAGCCGGGCTGCAGGTGAGGCCCGGCTCAGGGCATAAGGATGGCGGGGCCAAGCGCCTGCCGGAAATGAGCCTGGAAGATCGGGTGCGCTACAAAACCTTGGAGGCAAAGAACCGGGAATTGGCGCGGCTGCTTGCGGAAGCGGATGCCAAGGCAGCCCAGGCGGATAAGTTCCGCGCGCTATCGGCTGAATTGCATGACAGCCCCCAGGCCCCGCCGAAGTGGACCGTGCGCGTGCCTGCCGGCAAGGATGCGCCGGGCGTGCCGGTGCTGATGCTGTCAGATTGGCACATTGGGGAGACGGTTGATTCGGCGCAGGTGCACGGCGCGAATGAATTCAACGCGGCCATTGCCGATAGGCGCGTCAAATCCGTGATTGATCGCGTTTTGCACCTGGCCTTTCATCATGCGCCGAACCCGAAATATCCCGGGATTGTGGTGGTGCTGGGTGGGGATTTTGTCTCTGGCTGGTTGCATGAAGAATTGTTCCGCACGGATTGGTGCGCGCCGACGCAAGCCACGAATTGGTGTGTCAGCCGCTTGCATGCCGCGCTGTTGCGCCTGGCTGAAGCCTTTGGCCGCGTTCATGCTGTGTGTGTCCCGGGCAACCATGGGCGCCTGACAAAGAAGCCCATGGCGAAGGGCGGCGCCACAAGCTGCTTTGATCACGCGATTTATGAGGCGCTATCGGATCGGCTGCGCGATGATGCGCGCATTACCTGGCAGATACCTGCAAGCGGCGATGCGCTTTTCCAGGTGGCCGGCACGCGGTTTCTGGCCATGCACGGGCATGAATTAGGGGTCAAGGGCGGCGATGGGCTTATCGGCGCGCTGGGGCCGATCATGCGAGGTGCTATCAAGACTGGTCGGGCGGAACGTTCCCTTGGGCGCGACTTTGATGTTCTGTTGTTGGGCCATTTCCACCAAAGCATCTGGCAGCCGCATAGCGGGCTCGTGGTGAATGGCACCTTAAAGGGGTTTGATGAATATTCGCGGATGCAGCGCTACAGCTTTGCGCCGCCGACGCAAAGCCTGTTCTTCGTGCATCCGCGCTTTGGGCCGAACCTGCCCTTTAATGTGTTCTGCGATGAACCCAAGCAGCGTGAACAAGTGAAATTCGTGGCGGTGGCGTGATGCGCGTGGAAAAGATTGGGCTGGCGACGCTTTACCTGGGCGACTGCCGGGAGATTGCGCCGGGGCTGGAACGTCCGGCGGCGGTGATTAGTGATCCGCCTTATGGGCAGGCGCTTGCCCTCAAGCGAAGCAAAGGTGGCCGATGGGGTGATTGGCGGCCCATCTTTGGCGATGATGAGGCGTTTGATCCGGCGCCATGGCTTGCTTTTGCAGATCGCGTAGTTCTTTGGGGCGCGCACCATTTTTACAATTCTCTACCCCCCCCCCGCAAATTGCGTGCCAGCCGGCGGTTGGCTTGTGTGGGATAAGCGGTGCGGGCGCGGCTACAATCATCAAGGGGATGCAGAAATGGCTTGGATCAATCGCGCCCAGGTGGTGCGCGTGAAGCCGCTTTTTTCCTCCGGTGCCGTTGTGGAGAGTTCTGAGCCCGCCGATCAAAGGGGCGCGCATCCCACTCAGAAACCAGTTGAATTGATGCGTTGGTGTATTCAGCAGGCAAAGGTTCCGCCCGGCGGCGTTATCCTTGACCCATACATGGGTTCGGGGCCGACCGGCCTTGCGGCAATTTCAATGAAGCATCCCTTCATCGGGATTGAGATCGAGCCGCGCTACTTCGATGTAGCCTGCCGCCGCATAGAAGAAGCGCAGCGCCAAGGCGATATGTTCCGGGATGCGGTGGCGTGATGGCGCCGTTGATTGGGCTTTACAGCCCCGCGCCTGGTTCCGGGAAATCCACTCTGGCCGGCGCAATGTTCGGCCATGGCTGGCGGGTGGTGAAATTCGCCGCGCCGCTGAAGGCCATGGTGGCTGCGCTGCTAAGCGAAGCGGGCGAATCGGCAGATGTGATTGATCGCGCGCTCGAGGGTGATTTGAAAGCCCAGCCGATGGAAGCGCTGGCGGGGCGGACCCCGCGCTACACCATGCAAACGCTCGGCACTGAATGGGGCCGGGGTGCGATGGCTTCAGATATTTGGGTGCGCCTGGCCATCATGCGCGCGAATCGGCTGCGCGCTGAAGGTGTGGCGGTGATTGTGGATGACATGCGCTTTGCGAATGAAGCGCGGGCCATTCAGGAAGCGGGCGGCAAGCTGGTGCGGATCACGCGGCCCGATGCTGCGCGGCTTGCCGGGCATGCCAGTGAAGGCGCGCTGGATGGCCTCCGCTTCGATATGGAAGTCAGCAACACGCAGGCTTCTGGCCTGGCCTTTGGGTTGAATTGGGCCAGCCCGGTTTCCGCGTTCGGGTGGCGCTGAACCTTTAAGCATTCCTTACAAGTTGGGGGTCGCATGACGGCAAGCGTGAAGCGCAAGGCTGCGCCTGTGGATTTGTCCGTGCCGGCCGTCACCGCGCTGGAAGCGGCCCTGGCCGATAGGCCGCTCAGCCTAATGATCGTGGCGGAATACCGCGATGGTGTCCGGGTGTTTTCCGTACCGGAAAGCCCTGCGCTGCAACGCGGCCTGCACATCATGTCCGAAAGGCTGATTTGGCCGGAAGTGAAAGATGATGAAGGGGAAGACGAATGAAGGCGATTTCCTATTTGCGGGAACGGCTGGCCGAACCCGGCACCATGCGCAGCTTGATTTGGGTGTGCCTTTCCGTGGCCGGGCTTGATACCGGCGACACGGCGGTGACGCATATCGCGCTTTCGTGCGGGGTGTTGCTTGGCCTTGTTTCCGCGTTTCTGCCGGAACGGAAGTGATGATCGCGGCCTTGGCGTTCATCCGCTCGCCCCTTGGCCGATTCGCGGTGCTGGCGGGTGTGGTCGCGGCCCTGATCGGCTGGGCCAGCCTGGAACGCATGGGGCGCCATGCCGCATCGGCGCGGGCCGCAGTGGCGGAGGCTGAGGTGGCGGCGCGCGACCAGGCGATAGCCGCGCTGGAACAGGCTGCGGCGGAAAGCGCCGCGCGCCGGGCAAAAATGGAACCAATCAGAAGGGCGGTGGCCAATGCACCAGCTTCGAATTCCTGCGCTAACAGCGGCCCTGTGCGGGCTGCTCTTGACGGGTTGCGCGCAGCCCAAGGTGGTGGTGCCCGCCAGCCTGCTTCAGTGCCAGGCGCAGCCCGGCCTTGATGATGTGATGGATGATCACGCCGTCGCGCGCTGGATGCTGGACACGGTTGATGCCGGCGAAGACTGCCGAGCCAAGCTGCGCCTGGTGCGCGGGCTGGTCGCGCCATGAATTGGTTCAAGCGCATCTTTGCGCCAGCGCCGGAGGTGAAAATGAGCGTTCCTGATCCTGCCATCACCGCCAAACAGCTTGACGCGATTTTCCCTGGCCGGGGCGATTGGGCAGTGTGGCTGGATGCGGCAATGCAGCGCTACGCCATCACCACGCCGCGCCGCGTGGCGCATTTTATGGCGCAGGTAGGGCATGAAAGTAACGGCCTGACCGTCACGGAAGAAGACCTGTTCTATCGCACCGCCGCCCGCATTCAGGCGGTATGGCCGCGCCGATTCGCGACGGAGGCTGAGGCTGCGCGCTATGTGCGCGACCCGGAAGCGCTGGCGAATTTCGTGTATGGCGGCCGCCGAGACCTGGGCAATGTGAAGCCGGGGGATGGATGGGCCTTTCGCGCGCGCGGCCTGATCCAAACCACGGGGCGGCGTAATTTTACGCGGCTTGCTGAGGTGTATGGGTTGGGTACGCCAGAAGCCGCGGCCGCCTGGGCTGCCACGCGCGAAGGCGCGGCGATGTCTGCCGGGCTGTTTTGGGCGGATAACCGGCTGAATGATCTGGCTGATCAGGGGGCGGGGGAAATGGTGGAAAGCATTACGCTGCGCGTGAATGGCGGGCGGAATGGCTTGGCGGATCGGCGGGCGATCTACGCCCGCGCGGCGGCGGTGCTGGAGGCCTGGCCGGGGGCGTGACCATTTTCCTGATGGCGGGGAAATGGTTGGGCGATGGCGCAAAATTGACACGCGGCATGGTGTGGTGGCGCTTAACGTATTGATAGCGTGAGACAATTCAGGATAGGCCGCGCCCTTGGTAAGGGAGAGGTCGAGAGTTCAATCCTCTCCAACAGCACCATGATTTCAAGGGCTTAGCGCGGATATTTTTGCGGCCAACAGGAACAGAAAGGCACCAAAAGGCATGAACAAGAACGGAACAGTGGCAAGTTTCTGACATATGCCAAGTGGTGCGAATCGCACCGTGGTACGCTCAGTCATCGCCTTCCTCCTTCGCCAGCGCGCGGATGTTAGTTGCCTCGGACTGCCCAAAATACTTTTGGAAAGCCTCCCGCAGCCGCGCGTTCTCGGCGCGTAGGCGGGCGATTTCATCGCTGGCCACCTGCGCCACCTCTGCCAACCGAACCGCGTCCGCCTTCGTCATTGTTATCTTCTCTGGCCCAAGTCGAAACATGGCCGCAAAACCGGCAAAAGTTAGCTCTTCGCTCATTGTGTTTCTCCTAGCGCGGCGCGGTCCACCTTTAGAAAACCGCGATTCAAAAGGCTACAAGCGCCATCTACCCAAGCCGGTGGGGGTTCCATATCGCCGCTTCTTTCAACGGCTATCTGCAAAGCGCCAATAAGCTGATCGCGTTCGGCAATTAAAGTTCCGGCAATCCCAGCCCATTTCACAGCGCGCGCCCGCAGCGCATCACGCTCGGCGGCAAGAGATAACAAGCGCACCTCTTCGATGTGATGGCGATGAAGTTCGGCTTCTTCTGTGGTGGTAGTCATCTCATGGTTGGCAGTCATTTTCTTTCCTTTCACGCCGCAGCGCGCTTGCTGGGCTTGGTTAGCCCCAAGAATTTCCGAATTTCCGGCGCCATCGTGCCCGGTACCAGCTTCGTGTAACGCTCCGTCTGCGACACGGTTGACCAATCCCCATCCGATTTCAGCCGCATCAGGTCCCGGTGCATTGCGTAGTGCCAGCTCGCCCAAGTGTGGCGGAGCGTGTGGGGGCTGGCATCAGCTATGCCGGCGCGCTTGCATGCGCCGCGCCAGGCGCTGGCGATCTGCCCGCCGTATAGCCCTCCGGTGTCAGCATAGGCCAGCGGCTGCTTGCCGCGCTTCTTGGCCGGCGGGCGGAACACGTGTCCTTCCCGGTGCGGCAGGTTGGCCAAGGCTGCCACGGCGCGCGGCGGCAGGCTTGCCACGCGGTCTCGGCCCTGCTTGGTATCGCGTAGCAGCGCGCGGCCATGTGTCAGGTCCAGATCGGCCCATTGCAGCGCCAGCGCCTCGCTCAGGCGCGCGCCAGTGCCAAGCAGGAACAGGATCAACGGCGCTAAATGCGGCGCGGCGGCGGCGGTGAGGGCATCGGCCTCGGTCGGGGTGAGCCATCGGGTGCGCTTGACGCCGCTGGCGCCCTTGGGCGCTTCAAAGTTCGGCATATCGCACCACTGGCGCCTGGCGGCATGGGCCAGCACGGCGCGGACGGGCGTGATCACTTCCCGCAGCTTGGTCGCTGGCTGGGCGCCCGGGCGGCACCGAGCCTGGATAACGCGGTCAATAGTGGCCTGGGTGATGTCTGCAAGGCGCTTGCCGGTCAGGCTATCCAGCAGGCGCAGCAGCCGGGCGTTTTCGGCGGCGCTACGCGGCGCTGCGTCCAAATAGGAATTGACGGCCTGGTCCCAGGTAACTACCGCCCGCGCACCGAAAACGGCACTACGGTACAGGCTGGCTTCGAGTTCGGCCCTTGCTTCTTCCGCGAGCCTGCGGTCAGACGTCCGCGCAGATTGCCGGATGCGCTGCCCGGCAACGGTGCCGACAATTTGCCAAGCGCCTGTGGCGCCGCTGCGGAAGAGCGTGAGGGGCATCTGATAGCGGCTTCCAGTTGCTGGATGGCGGCGGTGTCATACCGCACCACACGGCCAGGCTTGAGGATGGGGATTGAATGCTCTTTCTCCAAATCTGCCAAGTGACGGGCGGTGATTTGGAAGCGGTCGGCAACCTGGGAGCGGGTGAGAAGGCGGTCAGTCATGGCGCGTCCGCCCTTGCCCGTAGCGCGGCGGCGTCAGTCATTTAAAAACGCTCCCTGCTTGCCCTGGCCGGTTGCTGCCAGTACATTTCAATTCATGGTCGCTGTGGTGCGGGCATCGCTTATTGCCGCATTTCTCGCAGGCGTATCGGAAGTGAAGGCTGAACATATTCGTGGTGGGCGTCTTGCTGGCCCGCTCCGAATAGCAGCGAATGCAACCGCATGCGTCATTCATTCCCGTTCCTCCTTCGCGGCGGCAAGCAAGGCGGCGGATACGGCAACGACGACGGGAACGGCGACGGCGATGAGCAAAAGAAGCCCGAAGACAATTAGTCCAGGATATAGGCTTTGATATACCCACCATTCAGTCATTGGTTTGATCCTTCCATCGCAAAAACTCCGCATACGCAAACTCGGTTGCTTCGCGCGCGGTCATGGCGCCCATGTTTTTTTCGTCAGATATTCGAACCACCTTCATGCGGCGGTTCCATATATCAATCGGATTCCAAGATTGCTTCAGGCGATATCCAAGAAATGCCAGTCCGGCGTCCGGCACGGCTGCCTGTTCGCAGCGTTTGGCGAGGGCTAAGAGGGTGGCGGGGTCAGTCATCGTTCATCCCTCCGGCTGTGATCCATACAAAATAGTAGAGCGCCATCGCAGCCACAAACCAATCGAATAGATTAGCTGCCTCCGGCATAAACAGAATAAGTAAAATCAAACCGCTTATTACCTGCAAAAGGCGTCGCGACAAACGCTCGATCATTCCCGTTCCTCCTTCGCGCCGTCAAGAATCTCAGCCCCTTTCCATAACAGCGCGGCCATCTCTCGCGCTTGTGCCGCGTTGAATTGCCCTGGTGGTGATTTCAAATTGATGGCGATAAAGCTTGGCCCGTCTTCGACAAAGCAAACCACCACGGCGGCAGATGCGCGCTTGTGTGCGCCGGTCTGCTCCACGCGCCCAAGGTTTTGCATTTCCACGATCTTGCTCACGGCTTCACCCTTTCAAACGACACCACCCACACCCAGGGGTTTTCGTCCCAGGCGCCGGGGCCGTGAAGGCCCATCCAAATTGACCGGAAGCCGTCCCGCGCAGATCGATCGAGCCAAGGTGTCGGCGGCATTTTCTTCGGCTCAATCATCCAGTCTGGTGCAGTCTCGCCAATGGCCTGCTGATGGAACAACTCGCCATCTCCCAAATCTCGATAGCCCTGCCACCACGGCCCCGGAAATGGACGCGCTTCGCAGCCTTCGGCCCGCGCATCATGCTCGCTAACATCCTGCAACCGCTCGACGCGAATATCCGTGATGCGGAGCGTGATGCGCGAAGCCCACCGCGGCATGTGAATTGAGGGGCGCCACTTTGGCACTTCTGGACCATTGCCCTCGTCGGCTGGCCATTGGCCCGGACGATCCGTGCAGCCGGGTGGCAGGTCGGCCCGATACTCAATCTCGCAGTGCCTAAGCGGTACTGGCTCGTCCGAAGGCCAGACCGCTCCCCACGTCTCCCGCACCCAAAGCAGGTCGCCGGGCTGGCCATAACGGCAGCGAAACTCTTGGCCCATCCGATTATCCGGCGTCCACCAGCACCACATCGCGCTCATGCCGCGAGGGTTCTGTGGCGTTTTTTTCTCGCTGCAATAGGCGTCAAGATATGGCGCAGGATGCAATCGCTCGTGGTTTGGATGAATAGCGTTTTCTGGTGGCGGCGGCAGGGTCTTGGCGATCCGCCGCGTTTGCGTCTTGCGGCCATCGAGTATGGCGCGCACCATTTCGGCGCTGAATAGGATCGGGCGGTCAGTCATCACGCGGCTTCCTTCTTTTCGCAGTCGCTGCATGGGGTATCGGCGGTACGTGGGCAAAAAATGCTCGGCACAGGGATGGCTTCATCCATGGTGCATTCATCGCAGAGAAAACCAAAGGTCAGAGATTCATCTGCCGGGCAGCCAATCTCATTGCAGTTTAGGTGCGGGTCCACTTGGCGCTTGCACGCCATGCACGTGTGATTTGTGCCACCCATTACGCGGCTTCCTTCTGTTGATCGCGATAAACCGCGTGAAGGCGCCACGCTTCGCGAAGGTAGATTCCAAGCGCGCCGCTGACGGTCGCGGGGCTTTCGCCGCGGGCGAAGCGTTTCATCGCCTGTTCTTCGATGCGCGCCCATTTGGCCAGCACATTCGCTTCCTGTTCCTCAATCGTCAGGGGGCGCGGGGCGGGTTCGGGTGTGTTGGCTTCCATGGGCGGGCGTGGCCTGGCTGCGCGGGGTGCGCGTGGCGCGGGCGGGGGGGCGCACCAGCCCCGCGCTTTTGATGCCAAGCCGCACCGCGGCGCTGCGCACGGTTTTGATGCTGCCGATGGCCGGGCCGGGCATGTATTGCAGCGCGACAAGCAGTTGCGCCGGCGGGATGCGCCCGTAGTTTTCGCGCAGGAAGGATGTCCGCAATTCTGTCCAGGTGCCTTGATTGGGGCCGGATTTGCGCGGGCGTTTGGCCAGATAGCCAAGTTCCTGCGCGCGATCGCGCATGGATCGCCGGTTGCGCACTGCCGGGCCGGGTAGGGCGTTCAGCCTTTCCAGCAAATCATCATCCGGGATCAGGTTGACCAGGTTGTGTAGTAGTTCCTTTCGCTGATCGGTCCAGGTGCGGGCCTTGGCGGTTTGTTTTTTTGCGCGCATCCAGCCTTCGGGCCGCTTGAGGCCCATCACGCGGGCCTTGTCTATCACTGCTTGAGCGCTGGCGACGGGGTAGGCGCAGGGCATGGTGTTCAGCCGTTCCATGATGGCGCTGGCGTCAACGCCAGCTTCCCAATCTTCTTTCAGTGCCGCGCAGCGTTCAGGCGTGAAGACAATGCGGCCATTGCCGGGGTGTGTCATGCGGCGCCCCCGTGGTGGATGGGGATGTGCCGCGCGCGGCGGATCGGCACCACATTCGCCGGCATGTCGGCCAGCGCGACCGGCTGCTGGCGCCAGTGCGCGGGGATGGGTGATGCCTCCATCGCGGCAACGCGGGCCACATGGGCTTCCAAAGCCTGAATGGCCCTTGATGCGCGGCGCAGGTGTAGCAGGGCAACCATGCGGTCTGGCGCGTGTTCGGCGGAGGAAAGCGCATCATACGCCACGGTGATGGCGGCGGTCATGTCTGTGCTGATCATGCCAGCACCGCCGCAAAGATCAGCGCCAATATGCCAAGGCCCTGCACCAGGTAGTAGGCCACCCACAGGAAGCCGATGGCGAGAAGCGGGCTGGCCAGCACAAGGGCGGTCAGCTTCATGCCGACCCAGCTTTTGCGCGGCAGGCGCTGGCCTTCGATGGCCGGCCAATCATAGCAGCCGCGGTGTGGCGCTTGGTTGTGGTGGTGTGTCATGCCTCAGCTATCCTTTCGGCTGGCTTCGATGATTGGAGCGGCTTCGCGCAGCAGCGCGGCCATCAGGCGGTAGGCGGCTGCTTCTTTGTCTCCGCGCAGGATGTTTTCGGCTTCGCGGGCGGCTTCATCTGCGCCATCGGCGACAAGCAGCAGGGCATCCGCGCTGGTGGCGGTGCGCAGCGTCAGGCTTGCCCAGGCGCAGAGCGGCGGGGGCAGGTCTTCAAGCCGGGCGGAGATTGCGGCGACGGGTTCCATGCGCGGGAACAGCACCATGCGCGGGCGGGTGATCTGGTTCATAGCTGCGCCTCCTGCGTTGCGGGCGCATGGGCCAGGATTTCGGCTTCTGTGCCTTCAATGATCAGCGTGAGCGTCCGCGCCAATTGGCCGGTCCAAAAGTCTTTGCATTGGCGGCAATAGGCTTCACCCCAGGGGGCGGTTTGGCGGCGGGCGATGCGGCCCTGCCAAAGCAGGGCCGTGGCCTTGTAGCTGATGGCGCTGCGGATCAGGGTGTCCAGCGCTTGCGTGGTGGCTGGCGCAAATTGCGGGGTGATCGCGTTCATTCGCCGCGCGCCTTGGTGATCAGGTTCGCTGCCTTATCGAAGCGCCGGGTTAGGTCGTCGCCTTCATCTTCGGAAAGCGCGGCTGCTTCGAAGCGTTCCTGAACGAGGGCCACCATGTCTTCCAGCGCGGCCAGTAGTTCCGGCGCCAGGGCAATGGTCAGCGCGTCACGCGCATCGGTGCATTCCGCCAGTGGGGTGTTTGCGACGTTCCAGGGCACGCGCGCCACGGTGCGGCCATTCCTGGCCTTCACGGTGATGTAGCGGCCGGTTCCCGATTGGCTATGGACGCGCCACGGCGCTGGCGAATGCGTGGTGCCCGGTTCGGGGAGTGGGGCGGGTTGCGTGGTCACTTGGGCCTCCGTCTGGGTTTCACGGAGGCTGAGTTACTTCAAGCGTAAGAAACTTGCAAGAGGAAAATTACGTCACGTGTAATTATTGCTGGCGGCGACGTGCCTCATCCAGGGTTTGGCCGATTGCGAGCCATTGCTTCCTGTCCGATTCGGGTAGGTTTGAAATAAGGTTCAGCGCTTTTTTGGCATCTTCGGCCAGGTGGCGATGAGTTGGCGCAAAGGTCAGCTCGCCCACCTGCTTCGCGCCGTAGATTTCCGCCAATTTGAAAAGGTTTTCTACGGTCACAGGCGCCTTCCCGGTTTCCCATCGGTGAATGGTAACGTCTGAAACTAGGAATATGTTCGCTACTTGTTCTTGTGTCAAGCCTGCAAAGTCACGCCAAGCTGCTAAATGTGCGAAATGATGCGGCTCGTCTGGCGGGATTGCGACGGGTGGGGGTTTGCGGGTTCGGGCCATACGCCCTGCGTAATCAGGCGGCGATAGGTAAGCCATGACACCTCCCGTAAATCTGAAAATTCTTTCTTGACGGGTAAGTTACTTCTGGCGTAGGAATGCGCCTATGAACCTTTCCGATTATCTGGACCAAGCAGGCCGCGGTGCCATGACACGGATGGCCAAGGAGGTCGGCGTTTCCGTTGTCACGGTGCTGCGCTGGCGGCGCGGTGAAGCGGCCCCTAGTTGGGACCGCATCCCGGCGATTGAGCGCGCGACTGGTAACGCGGTGACGGCGGCAGATTTCGTGCCTCGCAAGAATGAGGCCGCCTGATGCTGCCCCTTGTCCTTCAGCTTGTCCCATCGCGCTTGGCTTCTTCCTCCCGCAGTTTTGCTTGTGCGGCTAAGGCAAGCTTGCGCTGGCGCTCTCGTTCTTCCGTGCTGCCCATGTCCGCCGCTGAGTCCTCATCGGGCCTTGCCAGCATCGCCAGCCCGAAGCCCAGCGTGATCAGCGTGGCCAGCCCGAAGAACCCGGCGATGCCCATGCGGGCAACCACAAAGCCCGATTCGGGTTGGATTCTGGCGCAAGCAAGCTGCGCATCAAAGGTCAGTGCCTGGGCATTGCAGGCAGCGCGGCGCAGGTTGGCCAGGGCCTTTGCTTCTTCGGGTGTCGTTTGTGCTGAAAGCACTGAAAACGCCGTCAGCAGAATGAAAACGCCGCAAAGCGCCAATGCGCCTTTGCCAATGGTTGATTTTTCCATGGGAATTCTCCTTTCCGCCGCGAATATGGCGAAGGCAACCGCGTTTGTCATGCGGAATGATTCCGCGAAGGTGGCGCGCTGATGCACCTGACCACGCATGAAGAACGTCGCGCGCTGAAAACCGGGTTTCGGGTGCTGGTGCAGCATGCCGGCGGGCTGGAAGCGGCGGCGGCGGCATCGCGCCTGAACAAGACTCATCTGGCGGCTAGTTATGATCAGGTGGAGATAAATCGCTTTCCTGCGCTGGATGTTGTGGCGGATTTGGAACGCGCGGCGGGTGCGCCTGTGGTGACAAAGCTGCTGGCCGGCATGCACGGCCTGGCGCTGGTGCATGTGGAACCCATCAATGGCTGCGCCATCAGCGCCATTGCCTCGGTCGGCGAGAAAGCGAGCAAATTCTTTGCCGATTTTGCGCGCGCGATGGGTGATGGCGTGATCACTGAATCTGAGCGGCTAAAGCTTTTGCAGGAAATGCTTGATGTGGTTGCCGTCGCCACAGAAGCAGCGGCGATTTTGGAGGGGGTGAAGAAGTGAATAGGTTTGATGAAATCATGACGCGGCTTATTGCCGTCATTGTTGTTTCGAGCGGTATTGGCTTCGCCCTTTGGTTCTTTGTGCTTCTGATGCTTTGGGTTCAAAGGCAGGTGCTGTCATGAGCGCGCCTCCTGGCCCATGGGCAAGGCCCGGCATGATTGATCGGCTGCGCGAATTACATGCGCGTGGTGATAGCTACAGCGAAATCGCGGCTGCCCTTGGCGTGTCCAAGGGTTCCGTTGTTGGCAAGGTGCATCGGTTGAAGTTGGCTGCCCGGCCTCTGCCGGCGGCGCTTGAAGGTGTGAAGAATAAGCCGCGTGCGGCGTTCACGCGGCTTAGGGCGACGGGTGCTGGGGGGTTCCAGGTGGCGCCCGTCGCCCACCAAAACTTGGCTGAGGCTTCGGCCCAGCCCGGGCCGCGCGCGGCGGCTGCTTCCGCGCATGTGGCATCCTCCCTGTCTGGAAACTCCGCGGCTGAGGCTTCAAAACCTCGGCCGCAGCTTTTTCCGGTGCGGGGTTGTCAGTTTCCGATGTGGGGCGACAAGGAAAGGCTGTTCGGGGAAGAGCCGCGCTTTTGCGATGCGCCAGCGCGGCGGAATAAAGAAGGGCGGCAAGATAGCGCTTACTGCCCAGCGCATCACGCGCGCTGCTTCAGCAAGCGCGGGGCGGCAAAAGATGATGCTCGGCCCCGGCCAAAGGATCGGGCGTGGCGTGGCCCGCCCGCCCGTGGAAGGTTCCCGGCCTATGTGTGATGGGGCGGAATTCGCGCGGCTTGGTCTCGCCGGGCGGCGGCTGCGCGAAGCGCTCGCCCGCCAAGGGCTGACGCCTGCGGAGGAGAGGCAGGTGTTGGCTGCGCTGCTTGCGCACAAAACCATCGCCGGTCGGCGGCAGGATCAATGGGCGGAAGCGGGGAAGGGCACGCTCGATCTGGTTTACGGTTTCATCTTGGGGGAAACGGCGCGCCAGACCGCCGTGTTTGCCGCCGCGCCGATTGAGGGCCGCGCATGAGCGCGGATTTGGCTGCCAAGCTGCTGACGCTTCTGACTCTGGCGGAAGTGTGGCGCAAAATGCGGAATGATGAAGAAGTCGCGCGCTGCCATGCGGATATGCGGGCCTTGTTGGAAGGCGTGGTCGCATGATCCGCACGCTGGACTTGTTTTCAGGCATTGGCGGTTTCGCGCTGGGGTTGGAGCGCACAGGCGGTTTCCATACCGCCGCCTTCTGTGAAATTGACCCTTTTGCGCGGCGAGTGCTGGCAAAGCATTGGCCGCAGGTGAGGCGCTATCATGATGTCACCGCCATCAGTGCAGGCAGGCTTGCCACTGACGGAATCGCCATTGACGCAATCTGTGGTGGCTTCCCCTGCCAAGATATCAGCGTTGCCGGAAAGGGTGTCGGTCTTGACGGCGCCAGAAGCGGATTGTGGCGCGAATTTGCCCGACTTATCGGAGAACTCCGCCCAACTTGGGTCATTGCTGAAAACGTGCCTGCGCTCAGAAATCGCGGCGCAGACAGGGTTTTCGCTGACTTGGAAGCACTCGGTTACGCCTGGTGGGCGGGCGTGGTGGGTGCTGTCCATGTCGGCGCGCCGCATCAGCGGAATCGGGTCTGGATTATTGCCCACGCCGAGGGCGGAAGGCATGGATGCCATGGGAGCGGATGTCACGAAGTCACTGCTGACAGCGGCGCGCTTTTGGCCGACGCCACAGGCGAGGGATGGCCGATCCGGCGACCAGCCGGAAAGTCATCGGGCGCAGCGCAAGAAAGCGCAGGGGTATTCGATGAATCTAAACGATGCGGTTCTGGTTCCTACCGCGACAGCGCGCGACTGGAAATCCGGCAGTCATGCAACGCAAGCGGAGCGCGGCCGGGTGGCTGGCCCGACTTTAGCGGAATGGAGTGGTGGGCAACTGAACCCGCCGTGGGTCGAGTGGCTTATGGGGTTCCCGATAGGGTGGACCGCCTGCGATGCCTCGGAAACGCAGTTGTCCCTGTCATTCCAGAATTGCTTGGGCGAACAATCCTAAGCGTCACGGCCAAGCTGGCGGAGCGTCAACATGCAGCGTAGCGCGACCCTGGCTGGGCCTGGAACGGCGCGCTCACCAAGCGCCCATTTGCGCACCGTGCGTTCATCCACTTCAAGCGCCAATGCCGCCGCGCGCTGCGATAGCCCAAGGGCGGCTACGGCTTCGCGGAATTGTTCAGGCGACACGGCGCACAATGCCCGCCGCGTCAACCGTCATGCCGGCGGCCGCAAGCGCGGGGCGCAGAGTGTCAACCGTTTCGTCAATTCGGAACGTGTTGGACAGCGTGTTGTCAACCTTAAACAGCGCCAAGCGCTCGGGCCGATCATCGCGGCGGGCAATGAAGCCGATAGCATCGGCGGGAAGGGCGGGGCGTGTGGCGGGTTTGAACATGCCGCAGTTATAGGCCCATCGGGCCTATCATGCAAGGGGTTTTCGGCATGAGCGCTGCCGCCCTCGCCCCCGCCGTTCACGCCAGAATCCAATCTGCATGGGACAACCGCAAGCCGCATGGAATCGACACCGGCATTTTCGCGCCGTTGCCGAAGCGCGGCACCAAGGCTGGTGATGCGCCTGCCTTCGGCCTCGCGGAAACAGTGATGCGCCATTCGGATGCGAATATGGCGCGCGGCTTTGTTGCCATGGGCTTCACGCGCAAGCTTTCCGAACACCCGCGCATTGCCACGCCGCTGATGGATTTCACGGCGCCGCTCAGCCGCTTGTCTTCCTTGAAGTTGCAATTGGCCGTCCTGGAATGGCCTGTTTTTTTGATGGCGCGCGCTGATGCCTCTGCCGTTTATGTCTGCACTGTATCCGGTGATTGGGTGACTGAAACGGGCGGCGCGCGGGGTGAAACTTTTTCAAGCCTCATGGCCTTCATGAAGGGGCTGAACATCTATCAGGCGGCCGCCGCGCTGTTGCGCGCAAATGGCTACGGGAGGGTGCCGCGTGTCGCAGAGCTCAGCCGCTGAACCGATTGATCCCTTCAATGGCGCCATGGCCGATGTGCAGCAGCAGGCAGACGCCAGCGGGAAGAAGGCGAAGAAGAAGCGCGCGGAGGATGATGGCCCGGTAAGGTTGCCCGCGCCTGCAGATGCTCAGGATTTTGGGGATAGCGGCATTGTGCCAATCGGCGTGGCGCCGGGCTTTTACTATCTTGTGGATGCTGGCGGGAATTTTCGCGGCTTGCCGGCGCGGGAAATGATGCAGAAATCCGCCCTGCTGGATTTGTTCGGCGCCGATGAAACCTGGCTGGCGCAGCATTTTGGCAGCATGGATGACTACGGTGCTTTGAAGGTCAAGGATTGGGATAAGGTCGGCAAGGCCATCATGCGGGCCTGCTTTCTGTTGGGGCCGTATGATCCCATCATCTCGCCGCCGCGCCGCACAGGTATATGGGCGGATGAAAAGGGCCAGCCGCTGCTGCACCTTGGCGGGCGCCTGGTCTTTGCGGATGGCCGGGCTGAACGTGCCGGTATTGTGCTGAATGTGGAAGTGGAAGGGGCGACGGAACGGCACGTGTATGTGCTGGAACCATCGGTGCGGCGCCAGCCTGCCAAGCCGTGCGCGCCAGCCGAAATTGATGATTTGCGGCGAGAGATTGCTGATCTTTGGGTGTTTCGGGATGGCCCCGCGGCCGCCATGCTGGCGCTTGGGTGGTGCGCGGTCGCGTCGCTCGGGGCTGCTGTGCGCTGGCGCCCGAACCTGGTGATGTTGGGCGGCACGGGCACTGGCAAAACAAGCTTGATTCGCGTGCTCCAAGGGCTTCTGCCGGTGCATGCCTATTCGAATGACACCACAAAGTCAGGGCTTGAATCACGGGTCACTGATAGGCCCGGCCCGATCATTGTGGATGAAGCGGCCCAGGGGGATCGCTCGGGCGCCGCGGCGCTGTTTGACATGATGTTGCCTGCCAGCGGCGGTGAAGGGTCGCGCGGGTTGCGGGGCACGCCTGATGGGCGAGGGCGGTCCTTCAGCGTGCTGGGTGCGGTTTGCTACGCCGCAATCCATCCGCCGGTGCTGAAGCCTGAACATATGGGGCGCTTCACTGAACTCACGCTCATGCCGGCGGGTCGCGACAATAAGGATGCGATTGATGCGATACAGGCCAAGGCTCATGCGCTTGGCGCGGCAATGCTTGGGCGCGTCATTGAGGGGTTCGGGCGATGGGATGGCAATCTGCGGGCGATGCGCGCGGCCATGGTGGCGGCGGGCGCGACGGCGCGTGAAGCGGACCAGGTTGGGGCGCTGCTGGCCGGCTGGTGGCTGCTGGCAAGCGATGCCGTGGCCACGGATGCTGAAGCCGCTGCCTTGGTTGCTGAGGCTCAGGGCTTCATTGGCGGGGCGGTAGCACAGCGAGAAGACAGCGCAGGCAGGCGGGTGTGGGTGATGTTGTCTTCAACCAGCATCCAGCGCGCGGCGGGCAACGCCAAGGTCGCCTTGGGCGATTTGGTGAGGGAATGCTTTGAAGGTGAAGCGGCTGGCGATCCGGCGGGCGAATTGCGGCGCTACGGGCTAAAGCCGGAGGAGTTATCCGCCGATGATGCGGTGAAGCTGCTGCGTGATCCTTGGAATGATGATGAGGCTAAGCCGCTGGGCGGTGTGCCGCTGAAGGTGGTGTGGTTCGCGCGCCAGCATCAGGAACTGCGGCGGCTGTTCCACGGGACCGAGTTTGCCGGTGAGGCGTGGTGGCGCGCGATGGAGCAAATGCCGCATGCCAAGCGAAGTATCGGGAATCTGCGCATGGGCAAGGCTTATTCGGGCCGCGCATTCTGCGTGCCCCTTGCGGTTTTGGATGCTGAAGAACCGGCGCGGCCCCCCGCGCCCCCCGTATAAAAGGGGGAACGCTCACACCTTTCACACCCGCCTTCACACCTTCGTTCGTTGAAAACACTCAGGGTGTGAAGGTGTGAAGGGTGTGAAGCAAATTTCCCTACGTGCGCGTGGGGCGGAACCTTATAGGAGAAGATCATGGTCGCGCGTGTACATACACCTTCACACCCTTCACACCTTCACACTTCTATTCAAATCAATAAAGAAAGGTGTGAAGGTGGGTGTGAAGGTGGTGTGAAGGGGTTGACTCTGGGGGTTGGCGTTGTCCAGCCGGGCGAGGCGTGGGTAACCGGGGACGGTATGGCTCGGCACGCGATTGAAACGGCACATGCGCGTGCAATGGCCGAGGAAGCCCGCGCCGTGGCCGCTCAGTGCCATGCCGCGCCATTCTTCCGGGTGCCGGTGGAATATGACCCTGAAGCCGCTGTACGGGCAGCGGAAGGGCTGGCGCGGCGGGTGGATCGGCAGCGCGTGATGCGGGCGGATAAGCTGGCGGGGCTCAGGGATGCGGGCAAGATCACGCCGGCGGAGTATCGGGCAGCGAAGGAAATCCAGCTGATTGTTGAGTTCAGGGATGGTGGGCGGTCGCTGATCGTGCGCAGTCAGTTCTCAGAACGCTTGGCCGCTGGCGGGGATGGCACCGGGCAGTTGCTTGGGATTGAAGAGGCAGAACGCAAGCGCTTCGCACCGTGGATGTTGCGGGCGCGACGCTACCCCGCTCGGCGGCTGCCCAGGCCATCGGTTGAAACGCTTTATGACCTGACGCGGTTGATAGTGGTAAAGAACCGTGGCGTGCGGCAAGTGGCGGATGAGCTGCAAATTGACCAGCGAAACGCTTTGGCGCGGCTGAAGCTTTCCTTGGGTTGGTATGATTCTCCGATTGAAGGGGAGAACAGTGAAGATTTCCGCTTGACTTCCCACCACGTTTCAGTGCAATGAACAACTATCGCTCAGAAGTGCGCCCGGCGCCTTCAACCGTCTCAGAAAATCCTTCTTCAAACTTGGCATGGCGCTTGCGCATCACGTTGGCACGCCGTTTGCCCATCGCCCCCACGGGTCCTTCCCGGCCCGAACCGTATGCGGGCGGCTTTGCG